TTTACCGTGCTTCGTAGTGAATACTATAATGAAAAAGTGTATCGTATTTTTGATGAATTAATAAAACTTGTAGATGAATCAAAACAAGAGTTGTTCCTCAAAATGTTCAAAGAGATAGGGGATCATGTTCAATTACACGAACTTATTCAACATAGAAATTTGTCAACTAAACCCCAACTAACAGACATCAATTTCGGCTCACAAGACCGAATTTTGTATGCGGATGCTATATATCAATTCAGTAAAGAAGAAGGAAAAGTGCCTAACATCCTTTTTCCCATAGACAGCTTCCACGCGAAATTCGAAGACGAACACATGAACATGATATTGGATGTTAATTATTTGAATAACGAAGAAGAAAGTGATACAACAAACGATAACACCAAATACATTATGTGTGTGTCAAATAATATCACACGACTTCTCAATGAAGAAAAAGAATTACTTTATTTGCAAAACAAGATTAAAGCGCTTCAACACAGGTATATAACCAATTTAACTCCACCCGAAACCAACATTTTTTCAACAACACCACCACAACGAATAACAACATTTTTAGGCACAAATACAGATTTTTCAACTAAATGTAATGAATTCATAAAGACTATTCTTAATCAAACAAACCTTCAAGATTTATCAATACCCAAAATATGTATCGTGCTTGACATGATTTTTGCGAAGTTGGAAGAGATACACTTGTTTAATAACGACAGCAGGTATGTGAAAGAATTAGAAAACTATAGAAAACAGTTTGAAATAATAGTCGATAAGATTTCTAAACAACAAAGTAAGTTTATGTATAACCTGAAACGAAGAATTAGCAGACGAACAACCGCCAGTAAGGAATCACCAATCAAAGAAGCGATTAAAAAAGAGTTCGAGACACAATTATTGAAATACACAGAAAGAACCAACAAACAAATCAATGTGTTGGATATTGTTGAATTCTTAGACATTCCAATAACAAAAAATGAAACCCAAAATAATTTGTATAATCACATGAAAACTTTCATCAAAGTAGAACAAAGTAATCTAGAAGCTATTAAAACCAAATTAGAAGCAATTAAACAAACAATCAATGAAATCATTGAAAAATTACCAAACTTGTAAAATTCTTTAAATCGTCATAATAGCTTTAATCAATATAATGAAACTGAAGAAGATTGAAGACAAGAATGTAAACAATGCGACTTCAACAATCGGTTCAATTCTAGTGTAATACTGAAACATCGACTCTACAAACTGATTGTATAGTGTAAAATCGTAGAAATTTTCAAACACGGTTTGATCTGGGTTCGGATTATGCATATCACAATATTCAATCTTGTTTGTCAGGTAGTTCACAATATCCGTCGTTTCTTTTGAATCCGTCAACAGAGCCATCAGTAGTAGATAACTCACAACGCACATACAGAGAGTAATGTAAAACATGTTCATCTTTGTTCGTTTGTTATTGTTGTTGTTTATACAATTATTCGCTATTTCTCTTCAAATTTTACTTGAACCGGTTTATACAACCGCGCCAATTCGATGTTAAGCAACAACGCAAAAAACAACCAACTCATGTAAGGAATCAGTAATATTTTGTTAATCTTGTCGTTTTCTAACACAACCATAATCAAAGTTATTGTTATCATAGTGGCGATCATGTATATACCTGTAGTGAACATGCGCAGATTGTTGACCACGGGTGTCCATGCTAAGTTGATAACCATGTTAAACGAATATAGAATAAAAAGTATAAAATCGAAAAAACTTATAATAGTGTTGTTGTTTAGTAAACGGAATGCGTAAATACCTAACATTATATATAAAATTGTCCAAACAACCCCGAAAACATACCCGGGGGGTTGGAAGAACACTTTTTTATTTTTTTGGAAGTTAGAGGGGAATACCATTTGTTGAAGTGTGCTTAATAGAAGCGGTATCAAAACAATAAAATATTTTATACTTAACATATTTATAATTATATACATAATATAAATTTAATATGGGTTGTTTTCAAAAGTAGACAATTTGATTAATTCGTTGTATTTGGATTCGAATTCGAATTTTAGTTCCGCAAGAGTGAAAGTTAAATCTTTGATTTGGTTTTTCATAGATTCATAATGAATTGAATCCATATCGTATTGACGAAGATTATAGGTTACATTTTCTATGTATCTATCCATATTATAAATATTGAAGAGTTCGTTTTGTTTAACGGAGTAATCGATGTGTCTGTCCATATTTGAAATAGATGAATTTATAAATTATTATTCAAATTTTAATACACCAATAGAAATCGGTGGCATGGTAAAAGACCAGATGTTACAACAAATAAAACAATTGTGAAGCCGGGATGTTCGAAGTTAAGTGAAAACTTCGAAAAGTTTTTTTTTCCTTATTCAATATAAAAATGCTTGGCGTGCTAAAACAATTGTATGAAATGATGACTATTTCAAAAGTCCCAAACGAAGAACAATATGTAGAGCAGAATATATCACACAATGTAAAGGTAATTGATAAGGACATAGAACGATTGAGAGATCCGTTCCTTAAGTATGTTTAACTTGTAGCATAAGCGATTATGGTGATAATTATTTTGTAGTAATCAAAAAACTAATTAAACAAAACAAAACGATGAATATCTTAAAATGGAAAAATTTAATTCCATAGTGAACAAATCATTAGGATATCAAATATCACACAATATGTTTGATATGATCAGTTTGAACAACGCGGGAGATCCGTTTTCAAGAAAAACCTTTTACAAAGCTAACACACACGACGAGGAAAGACAATTAGTTAATTATTATGGAAAAGAGATTTTAAAATTAGATAAATTTTGGGGATATTGTGCCACCGGATCGACAGAAGGAATAATGAACGGTTTGTGGATGGCCCGAAAGCGTTTTCCATCCAACACCTCTATATACGCCTCTCAAGACAGTCATTTTTGTGTTGCGAAGATCGCGGATATGTTGTGTATGCCGATTGTTTTTATACCGGTTATAGATCACAGTGGGTCAATGGATATGAATATATTACGAGAAAAAATACAAGAGAACAAATATAGTCAGCATGCCATAGTGGTGTTAACGATGGGAACAACAATACGAAATGGGTATGATAACATGGACGATTTTTATAACATTGTGGTAGATACATTGCCTGATAAAAAAATGCATATACATGTGGATGGGGCGTTTGGAGGGGCAATATATCCGTTTATAAAGGCAGAATGGTTGAAATACAAGTTTGACACTTTCAACATGAGTTTTCACAAATATTTTGGATGCCCGTTTCCGTGTGCGCTGTTTATTACCACCAAGTCGGTTCAAAACGAAATAAAAGGAATTGGTTGTTTTGGAAAAGAGATGGTGTGTTTGCCGAACAAGGATTTCACGGTGTCGTGTTCTAGAAACGGAGTTGCTGTCTCGTTGATTAAAGGTTTAATATGTAAGGAGGGGTTTATAGAATTGAACAAACAAAACATACAAGCGTGTATGAGAAATAAAGAAATATTTTTGAAACAGTTAGCAAACACGAAAATAGCGCATAGATGGATTGATGGAATGAGTTTATCGGTAGAGTTATTGAATATACCGTTAGAGAAGGAAACCGAATTGGCGCCTTATGGGATAAGTATACGGAAGAATGGTGAAAACACATTCGACACACATGTGTATATATGTAATCATGTGAGTAAGGAGTTGTTATTGGAGGTGATTAAAATTCTGATCTAAATGTTTATGAATAACTCGGAGAAGGCGTTTATGTAGGATGAGATAATTCGGATGTTTCTCGTTCGGTATAATGTCTTCCACATCAAACCGTATATATTTTCTGTTCAAAGTTTTACACAATTTGCAGTATTCTGTTTCCGGTATGTTTTTAAGGTGTATTTCGCAGATGATGCAATTCGGGTGTGTAAAAATGAGGTTGGTCAGTGCAGCACCATGTGGGGAGATAATGACGGACGCATTACGACAAAACTCTATTTGATGAAAGGGTGTCATGTCTTCAAAATATCTGCATTCGATATTGTGTTTGATAAGACATTTTTCCAACAGTTCTTTGGATTCGTAGTCGTAAACGGTGCGATTGTGTTTACGGTTTACGAATTTGATTCCACCGTAAGGGTTAGGAAGAGACGCAATTCTGTAATTAATTAATTCGATACAAGAAGTTAATAGTTGTTTGTCGTTGATATATTTTTGAATGATGTTGTTATGTGACTTGATAGGATAAGGAAGATAGAACAACATTTTTTTAGGAAGATAGGATAATAGATAGTTGTTGGTGATATCCGTTTTGTAAGGCGCGTGGATATTTTCGATGATAAAACTTAAAATAAACACACGCCATTGATCGTGTTGTGAATTGTTATCGTAATGTTTAAGATACATATGATCAATGCTTTGATTCTGTGATTTTAGTTTGAAAATTTCCAAAACATCGAGTAAAAAATGCTGAAATATATTTGTGTGATTATTTTCGTTGTATACAATAGTGTTTTTGGGAATGTATGTGATCATTCTTATATGTTTAATTAATTATAAAGTAGTCAAATTTCTAAATTTTTTTTTAAATAAATATTAAATGAAAGTGACAGGTATTGAAAATATGTTAATATTGGTGAATTTACTATTAATATTGTATTTAGTGTATGTGTTGTCGAATCGAACTATCGAGCAGTTTTATCACGAAGGCGATGGTTTAGATCCTAGTGTCCCTGGTTTCGAACCACATACGCATAGAGAATTACCACCTATACCATCTATAGTAGACACATCAAATAATGGTGCTATATCAATAGAGAATAACACGTTAACCATATCAAATATTAAATTTCCAATTAGTGATCCTAATTTGGCTTCATTTTATAATAGATGGTTCTTTGAAATAGGAATACAAATGGGACAATACACTATAACAGAGCAAATTAGAAATCCCGTTACAGGCAGAAGTACAAGTACGATAAGTGCTTTTTGGATAAATGTAGATAATATTACAATAAATAATGTTCGAATCAATAAATCAAGTGGAAAAACCGCATCATACTTTGATAGATATAATTTACGAGATATATTTAATGTTAATGGAACATTAATTGGTGATATTAATATAAATTTAGATGGTGTAAATATCGGTACAAGTAGACTTATTACAGTTAAGTTAGGAATATTGGATGAAAATGGAGAAGGTATTAATAATTTTACAGATGAACAAAGGCTTACATTCAATCAATCTAAAAATTACACACCATGTACCACTTCAGGTGAACCATGTACTTCGGATAATGATTGTTGTGGAAAGGAAGCGGTTTGTTCGGGTGGAACATGTCAACCATGTTCACCTAACTATTACAGTAACACTGATGGTATATGTGAGCTTTGTCCAGAAAATCAAGAACTTGTTTCTGGTTCGTGTCAACCTTGTCCTGATGGAACGATAAGACCCAGTGATTATGTTGGTGGATGTACAAACTGTGATGATGATTCTTTATATCAAGAGAATTTAGTAGATAATTGTATTGTTGAATGTACTTCACCAAAAACTCCCATCAGATACATGGCAAACAAGAAAGCGAGTGCACCTACTGTTTGTCCTGTAAGAAGAGAACTAACTTGTCCGGAAGATTATTGCTATGAGTCCATAGAAAACAAAGATATAAGAATAGAAGTGGTAAATAAAGGAGAAAGTGAACCAAGTAACCCCATGTGTCTAAGTAAAAATATGAATCATTCATCAGGTGGACAACAAAACGATATTGGTTTGAATCCATGTGGACTTGCATGTGGTCAAAAGTTTCATGCGAAAAAAGTTAATGGTAAATGGCGGTTCGTATATAAAGAACAAAATGGTTGTCCAAACGATAGTCATGGTGGTAAAGTTCTTGATATGGAGAATGGAATGGGTAATCATCATTGGACGGGTAAATTAGAACTACAAGATGAACATGATGACCATCACCGAAGAAACTTCATAACAGATATTGACAACACCGCATATATTACACAACCACATAATAAACATCCTAGAAAAATGAGAAATA